AATCCAGGATATTTTGCAAGTGTCTGCCACGGATAAAACTCGACATCACCATTTTGCACTAAGTTATGCAATTGTGGAGGGTAACTACCGACAAATACCCATTGATATTTAAACCTTGTACGAGCTACCATTTCAAGTACATGGGAAAAATCATCAACACCGTTATTTTTAAAATCAACATCATAATGAGCACCTGAACCCGTATATAAAACCCGTGGTCGTTTCTTGTTCTTATCGTAATGTGCTCGTATCTTATCTTTATTGTAGAAATGTCCCATCCAAGAGTAAGGGACAAAGTTAGGAATAACGGTAATTTCCTTCTTACCTGTTCGTTCCTGATATAGTTTTCGCATGTAGTCGCATGTTACAACTACTTCATCACACATATTAATAATGTCGATACAATTTGTTCGTATCTCATCATTGTCAAATGCAAATTTAAATTTATTATAATTGGGTATATCTTCACGGAAAACAACGTCATCAACTTCATATAATAATCTAAATTTTTGTTCTTTTTGTACTTCTTTTAGATGTAAAATAAACTGCTTTTGAGCAGAAGAAGCCTGTCGTTGAACCTTCACTGTTTTCACATCAGTATACCACCTTGGATCAAATACCATTGCTGTATAAGATTGTGAGCAGCCATACCCTTCTGCGTTTATGAGTTGCTCAGGCCAAAGTATACGCCAATGACCGCAACCAGAATAATCGGCTAAGTAATTAACGTATCTTGGCATCGCTAATTCCGGTGGTGCTACGGGTTGCGGGTTAGAGTTTTGTATGAAAGACGTATGCGATTCAACAAAAGGACTAACAAATGGTTCAACGAAAGGCTGTACAAACATGTAATTTATATAGGTTAAAAGTCGCTATAATCAACTCTCGTTGTAATACCATTACGCTTTTCTAGGAAAATAACTTCACCTGTAACAGCACTCATACTCTCCTTACGATGTGATATTACAATAGAGGATTCTTGATAGTCATCTATTCTATCTCGTAAAATACTTGTAACAAGTTCGATGCCTTTCTCATCAAAAGAAGAATCAAAAAGCTCATCGTATATTGATACATTATAACTTACACCACCTTGCATTCTACGTATATCAGAGAAAGCAAATAGACAAGCAAGATCTATCGCTTTACGTTCAGCACCCGAAAAATTAAAATATGAGCATACTTTACCCTTTTCGTTTATTATCTCTTCTTCAAAGTACTCGTTAAAGACACACTTTGTGTTTGAGTCAAGTTTAAGCAGGTAGTGTTGAAGTCGTCCGTTGAGAAGATCTAGAAGCTTTGTTACAATATATGACTTTACACCTTCTTCACTAACAATAAACCGTATAACATCAAGGTTACCTAGTCTTACTCTGATTTCGTCAGTGGTTTCCTGTAAATCTTGCTTCTTTAACTCTGTTTCTTTGATTATATCATCAAATGATTGATCTTTAGATTGAGTTTCTTGGATGTCATTTTGTATTTTAGACACCCAGTCTAAGAGTTCTACTTTACGGTCTTCAAGATACTTCTGATTACGCTTTGATTCATCATTTTTTCTGATATTTTGCGATATCTTTGTTATGCCATCTTGAATTTTCTTAATTATATCTTGGGTTTTTGTCTGATTAACCTTTAACGTAACAATTTCTGCTTCTTTGTCATTAATTTCTTGTAAAATACGCGTTTTTTCATCCTCGATATGATTATGATCATGTTGATCGATAGATTTAAGGCACGTCGGGCATGTATTTGCAGATGTTCCTATTTTTGAACGTGTATCTTTTAGATTCTTTATATCAACTTGAATCTCTGTACATTTAACAAGTATAGATTTTGATTCTTTTTCATAGTCTTGTTGCTTTTGTTTTAGGGCAACTTCTTTTGAAGTTAAGGTATCAATCTCAACTATTTCGATTTTAGATAAATCTTCTTCTGTCTTCTTAATATCACTAGTTGTCTTATTAAGACGCTCTGTCAGAGTGTTAATTGTTTGTTGTTTTTGAGCTAACGTATTTTCCTGCTGTCTTTGGTAATTTGAAAGGGTATTACTAATTTCTTCAAGCTTTACATTAGAAATATCTAATTGTTTTTTCGTTTCATTGTAATCACTACGCGCTACAGATAGCATCTTACTGAATACCTCTAATCCAAAGATATCTTCAATAAATTTACGCTTTTCAACTTTGGATTTTGCCATAAACGGCACTGCATTATTAATTGTCATAATAATACAATTTTGAAATGCAGCTGGTGACGCGCTCAATATCTCACAAACAAACTTTGTTGTGTTACTTATACTATCTCGTGTTATATCTTCGCCATTTTTTTGTAGATATACTTTTGACGGGCTAAGTGTTCGTACTAACTTATAACTATCTATATTATATGGTGTTACAACATCAAAATGTAACTCTACAACAGTCTTACCGTTAGTAATATTGTTGCCTATCAGGTCTTTCTTAAGTTCACGTAACGTTTCACCGAAGATACAAAAGTAAAATGCATCAGCTATGGTTGATTTACCGATAGCGTTTCGACGTTCAGGTTTATCTATATTACGACCTGTGATTAGACTAAGACCTTGTTTAAAATCTACAACAACAGGCTCTTCACCTACTGATAGAAAGTTAGTTAACTTAAGTGTTTTAAAAATTATGTTCTTCATACTGAGCATTTTGTGTATAGATCTAAGGCCATCTTGGTTAGTTCCTTGCTATTTTCATAAGAATGCAGATTTATAAATTCTACAATAGCACTTTCAATATCAATACCATCCATTACAACATCTCCTTGTAGTGGTGTAAATTTGTTTACTGATATTCTATCGATCGTAATAGTTCTAGGTTGTAGCGTCTGAATATGCTGCGTTATTTTCTCACATTCTGCTACATCGCTTGTTTCAACCTTTACTTTAATGTGATTATTTGAAAAATCTGTCTTTGTATTGACAGTCTCTATGTATTCATCATATGTACTAACAGTAATCTTTTTATGTTTAGGTGATATTTTATTTTCAACAAAACTAAACTCTAATGTATCTATGTCGAGAATGTAATAACCTTTAGCATTATCTGTATCACCGTGATCCATTTCAAACGGATTACCTGTATAAATGATTGTACCTGCATTGAGCTTCTTTTCGTTTCTCGTATGAAAGTGGCCTGAGAAAATTAATGACGATTTTTTTAGTAACTCTGTTATTGATAATCCTTCTGTACATACCTTGTGAGATGTCATTAGGAATGTTTCAATTTCGAAGTGACCAAATATAATATCACTTGCAGGTATCGAGCTTATGGATGTATTCCACGGGCAGAATGTAAGAGTCTTATCGAAGACAGTTAGTGTTGTTACATTATCTAAAACAGTCATATTCTTACTGTTTTTATGTATTGATAATGAGTTAACATCTGTACGATGTTTAAAATAAGCATCGTGATTGCCAACAATGCTCACTATATTAAGATCTGCAAAAATTTCAAGTATATCAGCAGATACTTGCAAGGTATTTACGGAAATCTCATTGCGATTATGATACCAATCACCGCAAAATATTACATCTTTAATTTTTTCACGTTTTAACTCTGAAACAAACCATTTAGCCCATTCAACAGCAATTTTATGCCATTCTTGACTGTTAGTATGTACACCGAGATGTAAATCACTGATTATTGCTACACGAGGTTTATTAAAATTCATCGTCTGTATCTTGTGATGGCTTTATATAAATTTGACCCTGACATAATTCAGGATCAGTCATAAGTTCTTCGTATTTTTTCTCCTTATAATTCATAACAGCTTCATGATGTTTTTTCTCTTTCTTTATTCTATTAATAAAAGCATTAAAAGCGATTGTTGTAAAGTAAGCAAACGGATTAGATTCTGATTCGAACTTATATTTCTTAAATTTTAAAGCAGCGTACATCTTAACAAGTGCATCGCCAATCATATCATCTTTATAAGTGTAGTTTATAAATGATGAGTTAAAACTTAAACCGTATGCAATTTTATTGATATTATCAGCGAGCTTATCTGTCATGATATCGTTATCATAATATGCCTTTAATTCACTCTTAAAAACAGCAGGCTCAATATAATAATGTTGTTTGTCTAAATCCATATCTAGTTATATGGACATATATCTATAAATCAAGCTATAGATTTATAGATCTTGTAGTAAATGGAATCTTTTCTATCTGATAGATATTCTTTCTAGCAGTACCATGCGCCTTACCATACTTTAAATTGTCTTCCAGATCAATAATTATTAACTTATCCTTGTTCTTATGTAATCTTAAACCTCGACCTATTGATTGGACTGTTCTAATGAACGACTTACCTCCAGCTGCAAATATAATATTATGTAAATTCTTGATATTAACACCAGTTGAAAAGATAGCACTGATTGCTATACATATAATGTTGTTATCAACCTCCATTTGCTGCTTTATACTGTCTCTAACATCAATATCTACACTCCCTTGTATAAAAACAACCTGTTTTTGATGTAAATCAGCAATTTTACACATAAAAGCGTATAATTCCTCTCCGTGAGCGATGTGATTAACAAGAATTAGGGTATTATTCGTGAGTTTCATGCATAATCTTGTAATAAATTCATTACGACTTGTATTTGTATACAAATACTCTAATTCAGCACGATAATTAGGTAGTTTAGCATCAGAATAGTTAAGTTCAATGACTTTTACCTCAACAGATGTTAAGTAATTACGATCACGTAACTCTGAACTCGATTTTGTATATAAAACAGGTCCAAGTTTACCTATAATGCACCATTGCTCATATACATCTGTTGGTAATGTACCTGTGAAACCGTATTTGTTGTACGTATGAATCTTTGATATGAGCTTACTTATTAAATTGTTTGATAAAACCTTGTGACATTCATCAACAATTAGTAAATCAATGTAGTTTACCCAGTCATTCTTTTCAAATTGTGTTTGAAAAATAGCATAGTTAGCTACTACTACGTTAGATGTAAGATCTGGTTGCTCTTTTCCTGTCCATTTCGTGCAAGTACAGGAAATACCCAAGGCAATAAACTCGTCATACGTCTGTTTAACGAGATCTAGTGTAGGAACTAAGACTATACACTTAAATGTTGATGTATTTGTACTAATTCTGTAGTAATTTTCAATTAATGCAGCTGTTGTAAACGTTTTGCCGGCACCAGTACCAAGAATTGATACCCCGTGACCGGTTTTAAACGCTATTTCTAATGCATCTTGTTGATAATCACGTAAATTTACATTAAACCCTGTAAAAATAGACGTTTCATTACCTATTTTCAGTCTATTCTTAAGAGAATCACATACATTAACGTGCTCATTACTAAATGTATTAGTAATATACGTCATGATTTCGCTGTATAACCCAACATCACAGAGACCTGTCGGTGTTATAACGTATTTTCTACTAGCTGCAAATCTATTTTTACGCTTAGCAAATATAGCGTTTTTATTCTGAACACTAAAATGCTCTCTAATTTGAAGAAATAGGTGAGAATCGCACTGTATTCGCATCTTTTTCTTAGTTTTGATGTAATCAAACGAGATCATAGTTGTTCCATTTTTTGTATCTCTACGATATTACGAATATCCCAGTGCATATTTGACATAATCTTTTCAATCTTTTCAAGATATTCAATAATATAGTCATACTCTTTGATTTTTTCTGTAATCCCCGCGATTTCTTCTGTTTGTTCAGCGGCTTGATCG